CCGAAATCACCGGCGTCCGCACCCAGCAAGCGGCTGCACTGCTCAACAGCCTGTCCTACGATGAGCGGCAGCAGTTGGCCGACATTTTGCGTTCCGGCACTCCCCTTGAGGACCCGCCAGAACTTGGCACACCCTCCGATGAGGATCCCGCCGCCGACGACCCGCCCCCTCCGGGGCACTCGACTCGGACTCTCCTACAGGAACTGCAAGCCGAACGGGCCCGGTTCCTTATCCGCCATGGAGGCGTGTAGTGCCCGAAGAAGAGGCCCCCAGAGGCCAAAACTCGTACCGAACCCTGCAGGACATCGAGACTCGGCTCCGGTCGATCAAGGGTGAGTTGCAGACAATCGCCCAGATCCAAGAGCCGACCGATGAGGACTACAACTGGCAGGGCACCCTCATCAGCGAATACGACGATCTGGACAAGAAAGCGGATCCGCTGCGGCAGCGGATGAAGGACCTGCGCCGGATCTCTTCGGCAGCCGACGATCCCGACAATCGGGAAGAGCCGCAGACGAAGATCCCCAGTATGCGTGGCACTACCGGGCCCGATATGACGGTTCGCACCAAACTGGATCCGTTCGCTGAGATGCAGCGGGTACGGGACAACCTTGTTGCCCCCTCCGAACTCCGTGCACGGGCGGCTGACCTTGTTGAGCAGGACAACAAGCGGCACCGACTCGCCGATGACCGCGCCGAGTTGGCCACCGTCCGCTCGCAGAATGATTTGCGGGGGCAGATCGCGCGGCACATGCTCGTCACCGGCACCGACGGATACCGGGACGCGTTCCGCAACTACATCGAGTTCGGCAACATCGGGCCGGAACTCCGCGAAATCGAACCGTACATGCGTGCCATCAACCTGACCTCCGGATCAGGCGGATTCCTCCTCCCGTACGTGCTCGACCCGACGATCGTCCTGTCGAACAACGCGTCAGCGAACCCGTTCCGCCGGGTATCCCGCGTCGTACAAACCACATCCAACGCTTGGCAAGGCGTCAACAGCGCCGGTGTCACCGCGGCGTGGATCACAGAGGCCACAACGGCTGCCGATATGTCCCCGCTCGTCGGGCAGATTCAGGTATCCCCCCAGAAGGGTGTCGCCTGGGTCCTCGGTTCATACGAAGCGTTGGACGATACCTCGTTCGGTGAGCAGCTTCCCGGCCTGTTGGCGGACGCTCGGGACCGTTTGGAGTCGGCTGCTTTCGCGACCGGTTCCGGCACTCTCCAGCCGTTGGGTGTGGTCGCCGCATTGGGCACTGGTTCCCGCGTTGCCCCAACCGCTACCGGCACCGCGTTCGTCGGTACCGCTGCTATTCCTGATGTTTACAACTTGCAGGCCGCCCTGCCGCCACGGTTCCGCAACGGTTCCGGTGCCACGTTCATGGGCAACATCATCACCCTCAACAAGGTGCGGGCGTTGGATCAGTACGGCGGCGGCGCGTTCTGGGCCAACCTCACCTCGAATACGCCGGCGTCGCTGTTGGGGCAGCCGATCTACGAAGCGTCAGACATGAACTCGGTCATGACCGGCACCTCCGCCGCCTCCGGCACCGCATCCTCCACCCTGCTGTTCGGCGACTTCAACCAGTTCATCATCGCCGACCGCGTAGGGGTAAGCATGCTGTACGAACCCATGGTGAAGGGCGCAACCAACGCGCAGCTACCCACTGGGCAAGCCGGATGGTATATGTTTTGGAGGACTTCGTCCACTGTGTCCACTACTGCCGCATTTAGGTATCTCACTATCAGCTAGTTCCAACTACTAGGCCGGGAGCCGGGCAGTCCACATGCTGCCCGGCTTCCTCATGTGGAGGCCAAATGCAAGACACGAAAACACCGGAGAAATACGGACTTGTCCAGCCGATCCTCGATGTTCACGCTGATGATCCCGAGGCGATGGCGGCTATCCGCGAATCAACGATCCTTCGGTGGCGCGAAATCGTTGGCGCCTACCGCTACAAGATCGTTGCCGAACCGGTCCTCGTAGAGGAGACCAATATCAGTTACGGCCATCCTCTCTACGACACGGATGGTGCGCCGCTCCTCGGCGATGACGGTGAACAACTCACCGAGCACACCAAGCAGTACGTCAGTGTCAGCGGCTGGGTGGTGCGGCCGTGAGCGCGGTCCCGCCGATGCAGCCGTGGGGGTCCATCGGGTTCACTGAGGGGGCTGGTGCTGGGGAGGTGTTCCTGCGCCGCAACGGCACCCAGCTGGACATCTGGCTACTTGTCAACGACCGGCTGGTGATGGTCGCGGTGCCGGTCGAGCCGGTGCGCGAGCTGGTGGACCCGGAGTGGGCGCACGGCGAGTCCCGCACTGTCCGCGCGGACAGCCGGGGGCTGGTGCCATGAC